GGTTCGCAGACGGCGTTGTCGAACAGGAACCTGATTATCAACGGTGCGATGCAGGTGGCGCAGCGGGGTACGAGTGCAACCGTAGGGCCAAACGGCACTGGTGAAGGTTACACTGTAGTAGACAGATTTCAAAACTCTCTTACCGGCTCTGTTGTGTCTACATTTTCACAGAGTACAGATGCGCCGTCTGAGTTTGCCAATAGCGCAAAGATTGAAATAACGACCGCCGACACTTCTTTAGGTGGTACAGAGTTTTGGCATCTTAGGTACGGATTTGAAGGACAGGATTTACAGTCCATTGCTAAAGGCACATCAGATGCCAAAGCATTAACTGTTTCTTTCTGGGTAAAGTCCAACAAGACAGGCACTTACACTGTAGAACTGCAAGATATAGATAATAGTAGACGCAACTCTTTGGCATACACCATCGACAGTTCAAATACGTGGGAGCATAAATCTTTAACTTATAATCCAGATACTGCTGGGTCAGGATTTGCCAACAGTAATGCCCAGTCCTTGCGTATGAACTTTTGGTTTGTCGCAGGTGCAGACTTTAAAAGCGGCACCTTTTATAATGGAACTTGGGGTGTAGAGGATAATGCGAAAAGAGTCCACAGCAGTCAGGTAAATCTTGGCGATACTGTCGGTAACGAGTGGTACATCACCGGAGTGCAGATGGAACTTGGCGAACAGGACACGCCGTTTGAGCATCGGTCGTTTGGCGATGAGTTGCGTAGGTGTCAAAGGTATTACTGGCAACTTAGCATAGGCGTTCATGGAAACTACCCAAGTTGGGCGGCGACAGGTTACAACACCAATCAATGTAACGTAAATTTGCCCTTCCCAGTGCCTATGCGTACAATTCCTACTGCTTCATTCAATGTTGGTAACGTGAACTACTATAGGTTTTACAGGGGCGGTTCCTTTGAAAATTTCACTAATGTGGCAACCGATACAATTACCAGAGAGCATCTAAATATGTATGGCGATGGCCTAAGTCACACTCAAGGATTAAACGGTTCTTTACAAATTAGACTGGCAGATAATGCTGGTGTGTTTGTAACTGCGGAGTTGTAAAGATGAACATTACTTCAGCACAATATCATAACAGCCCAACGACAGGCGAATTAACATCTATTAAGGCCACTATTGATGGGGTCGAAATGTATGTTCCTGTAGTGGTTGGTAACACAGAGTACGACGAAATCATGCGTCAGGTAGACGATGGCGAATTAACAATAGCACCAGCAGAAGGAGGATAATATGCCTTATATTGGTAAAGCCCCTGATGCGGGTCAATTTAAAAAACTAGATACAATCACGGCATCTGCTACAGCTACTTATGCGCTCGCTTATAACGGCGCAGCCTTTAAGCCAGCTACAGCAGAGACTCTGATTGTATCACTTAACGGTGTAACACAAGCACCTAATGACGCTTACAGTGTAAGTGGCAGTAATATTATATTTGCATCTAACCTATCGTCATCTGACAGCATTGATTATATTCTTGCATTAGGTGAAGTAGGTAACAGTGTAGTACCTACCGATGGTTCAGTTACTACAGCAAAACTTAGTAGTACTATTAGTCGTGGTGGCCTAGCCAATATCCGCGTAAATCCAACAAGTCTTACAGTAGCAACAACTATTGCAAGCGGTGAAAATGCTCTTGTAGCAGGACCATTTACGCTTTCAGAAACGCTAACTGTTAACGGCACATTTACGGTGGTATAAATGGCAAGTATAATTAACGTAAATACGATTGAGAGTAAGACAGCAGATGCTAACCTTGTTCTCGACCCCAATGGCTCTGGTCTTTTCCTGCCGAATAGGACGCCGTGCTTCTTTGCAGAACTTAGCGCAGACCAAAATGTCAGTGATACCGCCGAAACTGTTGTCCAATTTGACAACAAAGATTTTGACATAGGTGGGATTTGGGATACCAGCAACTATCGTCTAACTGTGGATGCAAACACTTTAGGCTACTATTTCATTTCCTGTTATTTATTCACTAACGGCACAAATGGCATTGAAGATATGTATATCAGACTTCGGAAGAATGGCTCTGTTTACGTCGAAAACTACAACGCATCTAGTGTTCAAAATGCAGCAGCTTCTGCTGTATCGGCAAGTGTTTGGTTTAGCACTGTAATACCACTAACATCGTCAGGTGACTACGCAGATGTGACTTTAAGACCTGACCGTTCTAGTGGCGGCACGACCATCATCAATCAAGTTTCTACATCACGAACCCGCACATATATTTCTGGCTTCAGAATTGGAGGAGCATAATGACAACTCTATATGTAGATAACATTGCGCCTAATCTCCAGAGTGCTGTAAGTATTCCGGGGCATGTGATTCAGGTTGTGCGTAAAGACCCAACTGCTGATTGGGCGGCCACCCGTTGGTCTAGCACGAGTACATCCTACTCCAAGGGATTTATGGAGTTAACCATCACGCCAAAAGAAACAAGCAGCCTAATAATCATTCGGGCTGAAATCATGGGATACATGGGTTCCGGTGCTTCTTATTTTTATCACACTTTGAAAAGAAACGTGTCGGGTGGTTCGTCAACGGATTTGGGATTGACAACAAATACAGCAGGATTGGTTTGTAATCAGCTAAATAGCTGGAACACACAACACATGAATTATGTAGATGCTCCGAACACAACAAGCGCAATTACTTATGAACTTTGGCACAGAAATCACGCCTCTAGTGGGACAAGCTATGTCGGTTGGGTGGCTACATCTGGCAATACGCACGACATGTGTTTCATGGAACTTATGGAGATTGCACAATGACAAGCATCTTGAAAGTCTCCGAAATCCAAGACCCGACTAACGGGAATACTGCGCTGACGGTTGATACCAGTGGGCGTATTCTTACTCCAGCTAGACCTAACTTTAGAGCAATAGGCAATACTAATAGTTTTGCGACTACATCTCCGATTCCTTTTCCTAGTGTACAGCATAATATTGGTTCGCATTTTTCAACAAGTTCAAATTCGTTTACTGTTCCGATAGCGGGGGTTTATTCGTTTCACGCTCATATTGGTTATGTTGCTGTTACCAGTAACGCTGGTAATGGACAAGTAGACATTAGAGTTAATAACACTGCTAAAGCGTATTCTTATACCAATCTACCTGCTGCATCAGGTTACATCCCCTGTTCAGTGAGTCTGTTAATTGAATTAGCTGTAAATGATGTTGTAAAGGTACAATTTAACGCAACTAACGCTTCTTACTATGGTGGCGGTGTAGAGTGCCAGTTTTCTGGCTATTTAGTAGGATAGGAGAATAAAATGAGCATATCACAAGCACTTACAGAACTAGGCATCACCGAATGGGTGCTTAGAGGTGAGCCAACAACAGAGGCTGAATTTGGCGAGATGTTCCGTAAAGTCACGGGCGCTGACTCTAATGGCTCGGCTATCGAAAGCAGCAAGCCATCTGACTGGGGTACAACTTGGTCAGCAGTTAAGGCAAAGGCTGATGAGCTAAAGGCAGCAGAGCCTATGAAGCTGCTACGGGCAGAGCGAGACAGTCGCCTTGCGGTCACAGACTGGTGGGCATCTAGTGATCTAGCTGGTTCAATGAGCGGTGCCCGTACAGCTTACCGTCAGGCACTGCGTGACATTACCAAGAGTGCCACAAGCCTAGACGATGTAACTTGGCCTACTAAGCCGGAGTAAGAGATGAGCCGTGCAAGAGAAATAGCTGATCTAGGTTCCCCGGCAGCAAGCGGCTTGTCGGACAGGAATCTCCTAATAAATTCAGATATGCAGGTGGCGCAGCATGGAGCCTCAAAGGCAATGGCGCACGATGGCAATACTTCAGTTTATGTAGTAGATAGATTTACTATGGCGTTTGGTGGAACTCACGAACAGCTTGATGGAACTTACGCACAGGTTGCTGACCACCCTTTAAGTGCAAATGGAAAGTCATTGAAGTGGACAACTGGCACAGCAGAAAGTTCATATGATGCAGATGAATATCTTTATTTGGCACAAATAATTGAAGCGCAGAACTTACAGCGTATCAATAATGGAAACTCTAATGCTGTTCCAATTACGTTATCTTTTTATGTCAAGTCATCCATAACAGGAACTTTTGCTGTTGGTATCTACAAAGAAGATAGCACTGCCAGAATATTCAACAAAACATACGCTATCAGTTCGGCTAATACTTGGGAAAAAAAGACCATAACATTTGCGGGTGACGCTTCTGGTGGGGGAATCGTCAATGACAACGGCAGGGGCTTTTATATAAATTGGCACTTAGCAGCGGGTTCTAATGCCGTGGGTGGTGGCTCTAACGGTGCTTGGAAAAATTATGGCGGGTTATCTGATTGGGCAGATGGGCAAGCAACAAATGCTATTGCTACAACTGCGAGTGCAACATGGCAATTAGCGCAATGTCAGCTTGAAATCGGAGAAGTAGCCACGCCGCTTGAGCATGAGGACATTGGGACT